ACCAACCTGTCCCTGAGCTTCAGAAAAAACACCAGTCGAAGTTCTACTTTCAAAACGAACGCCAGGTGCTGTGTATGTTCCGTTAGGTACAGCAGTAAAAATGCTTCCTACTGCGGATCTTTTATTTTGATCGGTTGGATCTGAGTTATCAAGTAAGAGGAGGGTATCAGAAGAAGATACTTGTCCTACACCTAATAATGTCAAATCGGATATCTTACGAGTTGCCACTACATACCCACAATAATACTATCAAGTATATTTATACATTCTTTTTGAAGTGAAAGAATCCTTCACTACCTTCCCAATATCCTACATCCCATGTATGGTATTCATTCTCATATAATCTTGCTTTACTTTCCAACGGTTCACCGTTCCATTGACAATCTGGTTCTGATTCTCCCTCAAAATATATACCAGTCCATTTAAAAACTATATCGCATGCAGGGTTGTGTACTATGATTAACTCAGGGCAAACATATTCTATTTCTACAGTCTGTTCTCTATATGGTTTTTGCATGTAACTATAACGAGAAGATGTATGATATTTGTATTCACTAATCTTCTCGTGTTTTACTATTATATGTGCCCACTTAGTAGGATTAGATGCTGCCTGTGTCCAGTTATCAAACTCACCCTCAAACCAATCACAAAATTTATCTATCATTTTTCAAAGTAATTAATATTGAGTACCAGACGTCTAGTATCTGTGGAAGGAACACCTCTATGTTCTAGATTAGTATCAAATACAACAGCAGTGTTTGCTTTACTTTCTACTTTAGTATCTTTGAACTCGGTGTAACCATCATTATCATTCAAGTATAACACACAAGTCTTGCTTTGTGTGGATATCTGCCAATCTGTATGCCATTCCTGTTGTGGTGCATTTTTTGGTGTTGCATTAACTTTAATTCTAAGTACAGCGATAGCACCTAACTGATAACATAACGTTGCAAGGTTGCGTTTCAGTTTAGGTGTTACATCTTCAGAAAACTCATGATCGTAATACAGTAGATTACTATACTGCTCTGGTTCGCCACTAGATTGTGAAAAATACCACCGAAAATTTTTATCAGCAATTGTATTTTTTAACTCTGTAAATGTATAGTACTTAAGATGGTTCGGTATTATCTTTAGATTCTCTGATGTCATCATGTAGTCTTTCCATTGCTTCTTGTGTTTCCTTACTAGAAAAGTCTTTTGATATTGTCGAACCCGCAGGTTTTGACATAAAAGGACTATCAGGATGTGGTACCACAGTTTGCTTACTCTTCAATGTAGCTGCAGAAATCTTTTTCTTTTTACCCTTGTTTGCTTTGCACTTTTTGATTACCTCAATAGCATCACCAACAGTAACGATATTTCCTGCTTCTTCATCAGGAATCTCAATGCTAAAACACTCTTCTAAAAACATGACGAGTTCTACCATCGCCAAACTGTCTAGCATTAGGTCATCACCTAATTTACTATCCCATGTAATTTCTATATCTCCTTGTAACTCTGAACCTAGAGTTTCAATAATTGCTAATTTAGCAATCTGTAGCATTTTGTCTTTAGTCATCTTCTTAGATGATTTCAAGATATCTTTAATTTGTGCGTATGTATGATTATAAGACATTAAACGTAACTCACATCGGTAACTGGAACCATTTCACGAACGATCTCAAGGACTCTCATGAACTGATCAGGGTTGCATGAGATTTTTTTACTATCACCGCTACTGCCTACTATTGTAAATGTTCTTGATGGAATGTCAACTATGACTTTCTCTAGTGTTTCTTGTTCGTCGTAAAACATTAATGAAAAGGATAGAATATGATATAATGATAGCATATCAATCGGGTTTTGTAAAGTAGGTGGAATTACCCGCCTTTGCTGCTCGTCTGATTGTTTCTTCAACCTTACTTATAAGGTCAAGTCCTACCTGTCGATTCTTCAACATTTTTTCTAGAGGTTTATCTTTATCTTCTCTAACTAATTTTTCGACGTAATCGTCTAAATGTGCAGCAAGAATGCTCTTAAGAAATTGTGCTTCTTGCTTACTTACTGACATATGGTGTTGTGTCATGTGTGTTAATTGAACTCTACGATCAATTCAAATATATCTCGGTTCCGTCAATATCAACGATACCAGATGCATCTATATCAATGTCGCCACCGACATTTAATCTATATGTTGCATTATCAGGTTCGTCAAACATACCAGGAAATCCTCCTCCCTTAATGCATGACTGACTTGCACCATCAACCCTCATTCTCAACTTACCAATAACTTTGCTAAGATGATTGCCGAATGTATATTCGTACCTACATCCTGATGCTCTTGATCGGATGTCTCCGTTGCTAACAACAGAGTATGCGGCTGATGATTTTAATATCTTGACTTCATAATTACCTCTTACGTTCTCTTTTACAGAACCGCCTTCACTCAAATCATTTTCCAAGAACACTGTCTTGTTTGTGTAGGCATTAGATTGTAACTTCATTTCATTCTTAGCTTGTATTGCTAAGTTTTCATCTGATTGGATAGTTGCTACACCACCCACTTGCATTTGATAATTACCATTTACTCGATCAAATCTGTCACCCTCGACCTCGCTATGCATGTCACCCTCAACATAAAGATTGACATCACCAACAATATGTAATGCCATCCTGTCATTGTTGACGTCCTTACCGACTCTTATAACAAGATTATGGTCTGATAAGATATATGTATCATTATAAGAAACTAGGTTGTTGTTATTTTTCTCATCTATGTTAAGAAAATTACCATTTGCATTGAGCAAACGTATGTATTCTCCATCCTCGGTATTGTTCATCTCGAACATATGACCCGCAGATGTTGCTTGTACCCAGTTGTATGGATATCTTATTTTGACGTCAGGTGCTTCGTTTGGATTATCGGTACCACCTGTAAAAGGATTGATTGCCATTAGTAACCTCCGTAACCTCCCTGTTGTGGTGGATTATTTTGTGCGGGTGGTGTTGAAGTTTGTTGAGTTTGCTGTTGCTGTGTCTCTTGTGTTGGTTGTGTTGGTTGTGTTGGTTGATTAACTGGTGTAGATACAGGATCAGCGACAGTCGGTGTGGTTGTTACAGTGTCCGAAGAGGTGTCATTTGTGGTAGAAGTGTCCGAACCATCCACTAAATTAAATCCTGTATCTGTCAAACCAGTTTCCTCTTCTTCTATAGTAGATTTTATCATAGGATGACCTACACAGTCAATATATTGTGTGAGTGGCAAGATATTGTTCTCCTTAATCTCTCTAGGACCTGAGTATGTATATACTACACTCAATAGACCACCAGTTCCAGTTCCTTCTTGACCTGGCAAACCTTTATCTTCTACAATAGGTTTAACGAAACCTAATACAGGTTCTGATACAGTTGCCTTTATAAGTCTTCCTTGAGAATCTTTTGTTGCAGATCCAATCTGTTTTTTCTTAGATCCTGTACCTATTGTAATTATTGGATTGACATAATTAGTTCCAACGTTAACAATATCTATATTGTCAAGTTTAGGAATTACATCACCGCATTTAGCATATATTGCTGTAGCATCTGGAGGTATTACAAGTGTTGGAAACTTACGATTGAAGTTCAATACGAATTGATGTCCAGATTTTGTTTGTAAATCTAATCCTGCAACCAGTCTGGGATTGAATGATGGATCTATAGTTGCTATTAATATATGATCTGCATCATAATCTGTGTCAACAACTTGGAGTACGTCAGTGTTACCAAAACTTATTTGCTCTAGATATTCACCATCATTTACATGTTCCTGTAATCCTACTTTATTAACTAATACGCCATACTGCTCATTAGGGCAATATGTACTAGCAGGATCAAATCCATATCCTACGCCAGGTTTTGTAACTGCAATAGAATCTACCTTTCCATTTACAATGTTTGGTTTAAACTCTGCACCACTACCCTCTGGTTCGTTACATGTAAATTGTGCTCTAACTGATGCTTCTGTATTGACGTTTGTGCCTTTCTTTCTCATCAATACGCCAAGAATCTGTCCTATATCATCAACGATAGGTAATGCTTTGATAGGACTTGTTGATTTTAGATTATCCCATACCATTTCTGGGAAGCATGGTTTCTTATTCAAGATGCTGTTGTTACAATTGACTGCAGCACTTGAGATATTACCAGAAGAATCATAGAAATTAAGACCCTCAAACTTTTCTAGAGGTCCTCGTGTGTCAAAGTTCTTGAGTGATATACCAGTAGCAAGACCAGCTGCACTATCAAGATCAACTAATGAACCTGTAGCAGTATCAAATACCTTTTTAATTCCATTGCGATCAACAGCAGGAACAAAACCTTTGATAGGATTGCCCTTACCTACGATTGATATGGAGTTAGGAGGTTTAACTTTATACTGACTTGCTGCTTTTGCTGATTTTTCATTGCCTTTTGCCTTTGCACCAAGACCAGTCTCAAATACAGATGCACCAATAGCACATGATAGTTCGCCATCGCAAAATAGATCTATGAAATCTAATACTTTATTGAGTAAGTTTTGTATTTTATCTCTTGCACCTTTGATAGCACCTGTAACGCCTTTTAGCATATCCAGTGCACTTTGTATCATATCCATCATCTTCTTCATAATCTCACCGAGGAAGTTTTGAACTAAGCATAGTGCAGTGTCTAATACATTCTCTAAAAGATCACTAAGCATACCTTTGATAAAATCACCTAATTCATCTATCATTTGTTTGAATAAACATGATACAAGATCACCAACATCTTTAAGTTGTTTTCTAACTGCAGTATCTAACTCTGGATCTGGTATGCCAATCTCTTCAAGACCTTCCTTTACAAGTTTATTGACATCTTCCATAACGACGCCCTTGATGTTAGCAGTCAGTCCTGTAAGTTTTTTCTGTATGCGTTGTTGTGTTAGATTAATTTCATATTCTAGGTCAACAACTTTACCAGTCTGTTTGTCAATAAATTCATCTATATCATTCTTCTCTATACCACGAGCAAACTTCATAAACTCTGCCATAGGACCTTCTAGTTTTGTAGCAGTCTCTGATCCACATTTACCGTTACCAACTTGGACTGTTACTTTTTGTTTTTCTGTTGCTGCCTTCTGCTTTTCACTTTCAGTCTTTGCTGCACCACGTTCATTTTTAGTATCCTCTGTTCCTTCCTCATTCTTATGTCCTTCATTGTTTGTAGGTGCTTCATCTACACCTGACTCCTCATTAGTTTGAACTGTGCTACCAGTATTAGCTGCAGAACTACCATCACCATTATGATCTGGAAACTTATAGTTTGGTGTTGCTAACTGAGCAAATCCTTCCTCCTTTCCTCCTGCTACACCATAACCACTAGTCGGGTTCTCGTCACTGATTGACCCCATAACAATAGGAATCTGTGCAGATGTACCATCCATAAAGAAACCAACAACCCAACTGTTAAGTTGTAGTTGGTGCACCGATCCAATACCAGAACGTTGTGAATATATGGGTGGCATCAATACCTGTGCCCATGGTAAGTCTTTTGTAGGTAACTCTTTTCTGTTTGGATTATGATATCCTATGATTCTAACTTTTACTTTGTTAGTCCAGTCCCAGTCACCATAATCAAAGTCTCCTGCACCATCATCTAACTCAGCATTCCAAAATTTTGCACCATCATTCTCTACCTGTCCAATCCACCAGTTGAACCCTTCTCTACCTATAAAATTGGCAATACTCTCCATCATGATTCTATTTCCTCACCATCTGAGTCAGTATATAATGTAAGTCTGGAGGTCATTTTATCCTCACTACTCTTAAATGTTCTTTCAACTCTACCAATAACATATCTACCAGAGACTGAATAGTCTTGCTCTCTATCGCTAGTTCCTTTATATACATCTAATTGCACAACTTCACCTATCTCTAACGAATAATCTGCCACGAAATCAACTACTACTTTTTTAGCATAAAATAATTTTTCCCTTAAACTAGATTGTGAAAGTTGTTTTGTAAATCCTTTTGTATATGTACCCTCAGTAAACAATGCAGAGTCTGATATTTTAGACATGATTCTAGTATATGTTGCGTTAGTATCAAATCCCTTGTAAAACTCTGGTGTTGTACGAGAGTTCATTACGCTGACATCACGATAATATTTATTGATGTTAAATGGATGTTGTTTGAACTCCATGTTTTTCAAGTCAAGTGTCATGACATTACTTGAATACGATCCTAAATTTAAACCCTGCAACAAATCAACAGATGATTCTACAGTCAAAGAATCAAGTGGAAGAATTCCTGTGTCCTCCTCATCTTCCATTTCATCTGGATCATGTCCAACAACCATTCTTACTACAGGTTCTTTAGATGCAAATGAATCATAAGATTCAAAATTGTATCCCCCTCTGGTTTGATAAAAAGCATATCCCGCAGTTGCTGCAGGACCACTACCTTTAGAAGCTGGTATTGCCTTTGATGCTAACCATCTTATTGCTGTAAATGGATTCCAATATGGTGATACAAATGAGAAACTATTGACACATGGTTCAAAATTTAGTAATCTTTCTGGTTCTACTCCCATCAAGTTACCTAGTATCTCTTCCTTTACGATATCATGTATTTTTATACCCATGCCCTTACCAAATCTTCTTGACACTTTATTAGCAGCGTTGTTTAAAAAATCTGGAGTGCACAACATCAATACTGCTGATGATTTTCCACCAACATTTCTTCTGTCCTGTATGTCATAAACAACAAATTGTCCACCAAGTTCTGTTTCATTTTTACTATCAGCAATACGAATGAATACAGGTTCCATGCCTTGTAGTTCTGATAAGAAACCAGTTTCACTATCAGTTACCTGTACCTCCATAGTCATCGTAGCTTGTCTGATGTCTTCAGTATATTTGACATACAATACCTGATTAACTCCAATGGGAGGATAATCCGCAATGAAGAAATTTACTAGTTGAAAATTAGACTGTGTATTGACTGACATTAGAATTGAGACGTTGTGTTATAGACACCAATATACTTGGATTTTCTAATTTTTGGTTGAGCAAGAGCACCACCCTCTGCTTGATATGGAGGTGGACTTGGAGCAGATGCAACAGCACCTGTTCCTGCAGCAAGTGCGATGTCTTTCTGAGTTTTAGCATCAGCACTATCTCTATTTTCTTGTATTGTTTTATCTGTAAGTTCTGTTAAGTTTGTAGTTTGTTCTTTGTTAAATACTCTCTTCATTATAGGATTATTCTTCATCATGAACTTTGCCATCATACCAACAGGTGTCATACCAAATGCCTTGCCAGCTATGCCTTTTAGATTCTTGAATGTTTTACTGTTTGCAATATTTTTAACACCTTTAAACAATTTATTTCCTGCATTAAATGCCATACCCATAGGTGTTAGGTTAAATAGTTTCCTAGCAAGACTCTTACGTTTTTTGATAGGTTGCATTGCTCTGGTTCCTGATCCACCATCACCAAGACCTATACCATCAGCAGTTCCTGTATATGGTGCACGTCTTCCCTCTGTAGGATCTCCCACTAATGCACCGCCAGGACTTGGAACCATAGCACTGCTCTGTTCTGGTGCACCTTCTTCTCCACCACCACCGCCAACTTTACCTTTAACAAAGTTAATTGCTTTGGCAAGGAGACCACCAATAACTGATCCACCCTTCTCTTCTTTTTTATCATTATCTGCCTCATCATTAGCAACTTCAGCACTAGCAGCACCTAACTTGAATGACTGAGATATCTTAGATATATTTCTATTCAATATCTTAGATGCTTCCTTACTTGGTGCAGGAATCTTCTCTAATAAATCTGTCATTGCAACAGCAGCAGACTTAGCAGGGAGTGCTAAGGCATCCATAAATGCCTTCTTCATCTTAGGATCTATATCAAACTCATCTTCTAAATCTTTCTTTACTTTCTCTTTGACTTGATCCTCACCTACTCCTGCATCTTCTAACTTGTCAACCTTTGTTATTTCTCCTGCCTCTGGTAGGTCAGGATCTATTCCCATTGCTCTCTTTGCTCTGCGTTCTTTAAATTGTTTTATTCTATCTTCTTTTGATAAGTAATCTCCAGTTTTAGGATCCACACCCATTGCTGCTACTGGATCTGGTACAAGATTTTGTTGTGGTTCTACCTTTGGTTTTATAGTAGGTTTAGATGTTACATCAGTAGCAGATACATCAACTGTTTGTTTAGACGCAGGGAGATCCATCGCCTTTGTGATGGCACTAGGATTAGCGATGAACTTAGAAAGTCCAACACCTTGTTTCGACATAGCTGGAGGTAATGCTTTCATATCAACTGTTGTACACTAGAGTATATTTGACACCTTTTCCATAAGGTTCTATAACCTGTTCTTCAATTGCTTCTTCTATCTCATGTGGTTCCATATGTTTAAACACATAAACTGGTTTAGGTTGTGAAGGAATAGGAACTACTTTTGGTGCAACAACTACATTTCCTGCTGCATCTTGTGATCCTTGTACCACTGGTTCATTGTTCAGAGTTGATACTGACTCTGGCATTGTGCCAGGTGCAGTAATACTTGATGTGTCTGCTCTTTGTGGGGATCCTCCTGACTTCTGCTCACCTGATGATGGATCACCAACAGGATCATCAATATTAGGTATCCATTTATTTTTGCCAGGTCGTAACCATTTATCATTATCATCATTGTTTATAAAATCAAAATGCACAGGATCTTTCTCTCCTTGCCACTGGAAACCAAACTTCTTACCTTTATCTCTCATCCATTCGTTTGCTTTGGATGTGTAGTCAATATCAATTGCCCAACCTTGACCATGTGGTGATTTGCCAGGTTGTGCAGGATTAATAACATTCTCATCGCCCGCTTCAGCTGCGTCGACTAATGCTTGTTGTTGCTCTGGACTTCTATATGAAGATGTTACACTCATAGGCAAGTTTATACCATCTTTTGCTGCACGATTAACTGCCTTAATCCATGCTTTCATAGTTGGTGGGTTCAATACAATAGGTCGACCATACATGTCCTTTGTAGGATCAGGTGCTTGTAGACCAGATTGTTGTTCTTCTGCTTGCTTTTGACCTGGCAATACGCCCATGTCTTTAGCAGCAAGTGCAGCATCAAGTCCTACTGACACAGCAGTTCCTACGCCAGGTATCGTAGATGCTATACCAGATGCTGCTTCAAGCATTGCACCTTTAAAATCACCCGACATCAAACGTTGTCCTGCAAATAATAGTCCTGCACCCATACCAACAAAAGGTATCTTTTTCAGTAATCCTTTACCTAGTGCCTTTGCACCCACTTTTGCTATTGCTTTACCACCAACTTTAGCAGCAACTTTCTTTGCACCTTTCTTTAACAGTGCTTTTCCTGCTTTACTTGCACCTTTTAGTAATTTACCACCAGATTTAGCAACCTTAGCGACACCTTTTGTTGCCTTCTTACCACCAGCTACAATATTTCTTACCTTTTTACCTAGTTTTAAATTCTTAAATCTCTTTCCTATCTTTAACTTCTTGCCTAGATTTTTTATATTTCTAAAAGTTCGTAGTAAATTCATTCCAAATCCACCTTTTTTACCACCACCTTCTGCTGCTTTTTGAGTGGGCATAGCACCAGTCTTTGCTGCTGATTTTCCACCCCACCATACTAAAGGTGCTTTCAATCCTATTGTCTTCTGTGGTTTTGGTGTCTCAACAATACCAAAAATACTTTTTAATCTGTTTGCTTCTGCTATAACACTAGCCTTTGCAGGAGATGGAGGTAATGTTTTTAAGAAACCAAGAGAAGAACTTATGATTAATGCTGCACCCTGTTTGTAAACAAGTTCTACAGACTCACCATAGTTTTTAACAGGAGTTACTACTTCTGGTTCTTTCTCTCCAACCTTTGCAATAGTTTCACTTTTTACAATACCACCTTTCTGTAATGCCACCTCTGGTTGGTATGGCATACTTTTTTTAAATGCTACTTCTTTTATTCTTTCTTCTACTAACTCTTCGTACTTACGTTGTTCCTTCCCTTCCTCTTTCTTAGGTCTCTCTACAGGTTCTGCTTTACCATATTGCTCATTTACATCATCTATAGGTATGGGTGCTATAGCAGGAACTAATTTTACTTCATCTGAACTTGTGATAGCACCAGCTACCCCCGCAACAAGTGACTTTGCTGCTTTCTTAAAAAAATTAGTAACTATAGAAGCATCCATTAGCGTCGGTTTTGTTCAGCGATACGATCTCTCTCTTTTTGAAGATGAGCTGCTAACATATTCACATACACCTCGCGTTCCCAAGGCATCATATTCTCAATGTCTGTCAAGCTATATTTATGGTGTTGAACGAGAGAAAAATTAGTTTGGTAGAATACCATGATGCCCTCGTGAAAGAGGGCTATGCGAAAAAATCAGATAATCCTTCTAATACAACCTCATTTACAACTTTAGTCTTAGGGTTTTTGACCTTTAGTACATGTTTTAATGATGGCATTGTTTCAAAGAACTCTTGTATTCCATCAAATTGTGAGTTGGTCAACCCTTCTACCCAGTTTCTAGACTCTT